GCATCTACATAACTATCTAAGGCAGCCGAGTCTTCTGCTGTTAAAGCAACAGCTTTTCTTGCACCTCTTGGCCCTACTGTAGAAGTATAAGCGTCTTCTAAAGACTTTCTAATTTCTAATCCTGCGTAATCCATTGTGTAAGCAAAAGCTTCTCCAAAAGCATTGTAAAATCTGCTAGCCCCAACAGCAACTCCTCCTATACCTCCGGGTGCAAGTTTAGCTTTGTTTGTAAATCTATCTATAGCCCCTCCTTTTTCTAAAGCTTGTGTAAACTCTAAGTTTGCTGCTCCTTGTCTAGGATCTCCGGATAAAACTATTCTTGAATTCTTTATTATCTCTCTGTTTTCTAAAGTGTTATACATTGCTGTTTTTGCGTACTTTACACTGTCGGGATTTGTTAATCCTGTAACAAGCATTCCAAAAAATTTAGGAACAGCATTCATCCAAACAGGAGTGTGAGAAAACAAGGCTGTAACTAATTGGATTCCAAATAAGCTACTGTCTCCTGCAAGTGCTGCTAGCCTTTGTATTCTGTTAAGCCCCTCAATTTTTTTCATAAATTCACTAGGGTCGTATCCTTCTTCTAGTTTTCTGACATCGTTTATAAGATTATCTAAATCTCTTTGATCTTTAGCTGTCATGTTTTTAGGTCTACGAACAAGCATATTTTTAAACTGAGTACTGTTTGGATTTATTTCTGTTAATAGCCCCCCTGATTCGCTTGCCATTTTTCTTTTAATTAAAACTTTGTATCTTTCGTTATACGCATTTGTTTTACTTACTAAATCATCAACAGTATCTTCTAGTCTTTTAGTTAGGGCAGGTAAGTCTACATTACTTAAATCAGTAAAGTTATCAAACTCCTGCATTATTTTTCCTGAATTTGTTTCGTAAACATTTTTGTTTAAAGATGTTGTAGCCTTTCTCCAGTCATCATCAGTTATATAAGAAACTCTTGTTCCTCTTCTAACTCTTATTTGTGCGTCTAATAACTTTATTGCTTTTTTTACTTCTGTAGGCTCTATGTCTCTCCATCCTGTTTCAGCTAATTTGTCGTGCAGCTTTTTGACTGCATTATATTCTTCAGGAGTGTCGTACAATTCTCTAATGTCTTTAGACATTTTAGATTCTTTAGGTGACGGAATAGCAGACATAGGCTTTCCTCTGTTTGCTTTGTTACCGGCTTGTATTTCTTTATGTAAGTCTTCTTTAGTTTTATAAATGTTTTTAAAGTTTGTTTGGTATTCTCTTGCTACATCTTGAAAAAGTTGTTCTTCAGGAGTTTCCAACCATTGTTTATACGCTATTGTTCTTTTGTCTGTAGGTATATCATCTATTTTAGATTTTAATCCAAAAATTCTTCTGGCTTGTTGTAATTTAACAGCGTATTTTATTTGATAATCTTTTAGCTTGTATTGACTTTTAATTCCTTGTTTTACATTTTTAATTAAATTATCTATATCTTCGTTTGTTTTTATTATTAAATTTTCTCCTAAAATCTCATCTATCTCCGGATAAAACCTTCTTAACTTTACTAGCTCTTCTACTTGTGTTTTAATTTTTCCAAAACTTTTTGGGTTTTTTCTAATTTTATTTAACAAATCATGAATAGTTATTATAATTTTGTTTGCATCAGAATATTTTACTTTCATATCTTCTGCAGCACGTTTTAAAACTTTGTCATTTTTTTTAGCTGCCTCAAACTCATCTAGTGCTACTAAAATATTTTGCAATTCTTTTTCTTGTTTAACTGCTTTAGCTGTAGGTTTTCCTCGTTTTGATTTGTCCCAATTTTTATACACATCTTTTTCACTAACTCTTGTTCCTCGCTTTACTTTAATACGAGTAGTTCCAAGTTTAGCCATTTGTAAATATTCTTCTTCTGCTAACCTAGCAACTTCTATTTCTGCACCTCTTTTCATAACGCTTGCTGTGTTTAGTATTGCAGACTGATGTGCAGGCAAATAAGCAAAGCCTTCATCCATTCCTTCTTCTAGCCATTCAAAGGTTCTTTGTTTTTCAAACCCAGCTTTAGTTCCTCTGACTATTTTGTAATGACGGTCTCCCGACCTAATCGCTTGTTCTAGCTCTCCTGTCTTTGGATCTATTCTGTGAACTACATGTCTTCCTATATAAGACTTTCCTTTAGATAAATGCAAGTCTTTAAATTGTTGCTTTGTCATTCCTTCTATAGAATCAGCATTGTCTATTGCTTCTTCTATAATTTTATCTATCTCTTCACTAGAAGCTCCAAAAGGAATTATAGAGTCATCACCTTCGGTAATAAATTTTACTGCAAGTTTTTTGTTTTTACCTTTAATGTTTCTTCCTACTATTCTGTTTTTTAATTCCACATTAAATTTAGTTAATTCTCTTAACCTGTCTAAATGTTCAATCATGTCGTCAGTCAAAACTTTTGCATCTCTCCATGCCTTGCCTTTTGCACCTGTGCTAAAATACTCTTCGTAAATTCTTCCTTCTGACAGCTTGTCAACATTAGTAATTCCAGCTTTTTTCATTTTGTTTTTAGCTCTTGTTGTTGTTAGTGGCCCTTGAGTTATTTTCCCTAAATTTGGATTACTATCAACTTGTGCTTTTCCAAATCCTTTTAGCCCTCTGGTAATTATAGAATCTTCCATGTCAACTTTCCCAAAAACTTCAGGATCATAAAAATGCCTACCACTTTTTAATGGGCTAAATAAATAGTTATTAGATCTTTCTACTAACTTAGATGTAGTGTATTTATTTATTTCCATTACGTGTTCTAGTTGTTGAGCACCACTTCTTGCGTATAACGCAGGGTCGTACCATCTGTGAGGATTTAATCTTGACCCTACTTTTAACATGCCTGAAGTAAAAGGTTTGTCTTGCAAAAATGCTATCTTTCTAGCTGTTTGTCCAACTTTGTTTCCCATTTTGTACACCCATGAGTTTTTCCATGCGTCTATTCTTTTTTGCAAAAACTCTTTGTCAGCTTCTAATGTATAAGAATTAATATCCCACTTCTCAGGTTTTTTGGGATCTGCTCCTATATAATCTTTTAGAGTAACTTTTTCTTTTCCTAACTGTTGTTGTTTTGTTAATTTTTCTTCAGCAGATTTTATTCGCACTTTAGCGTGTTCTTCTATAGAAGGCATCTTTAAAGCTTTTTCGTATCCTTTTCTTATGCCTTTAATTGTTTGCATTGATCCTACTGCACCACCAACTCCTCCTAGTAGCCCTCCTGCGATAGCACCAGGCATTCCAAATTCTTGCCCTAGTTGTTCTGATCCAATTCCTGCTCCTACGTTAGCTACTGTTTCAACTCCTAATCTAGCGGGTAAGGCTGCTGCTGTTCCTGCTAACGGATCTGTGATTTTAGCTGCTACTCTTGCTGGACCTGCCAGCGGTCTTGCTACTGCTCTAGCTGGAGCTGCTAACGCTCTTCCTCCACTTGCTGCAGCTTGTGCTGCTCTTGACATTCTAATTGCTGCCGGAATCTTACTTGCAGCTCTTGCTGCTAACAAAGGAGTTCCTGCCCATGTTGTCAAAGGAAATGCTGCTAATCCTAATAAAGCTAAATCTAAAGGACTAGTTGTAAATTCTGCTATTGTTCCAACTGTAGATTCTGCAATATCAGGAACCCACGAGCCTCTAACTTGTTCTCTTCCTATTATAGGACTTGTACTCATGCTCCAAAAGCTTTGTTTTTTTTGTGGTCTACGCTGTGCGTTCTGAGTACTTAAAGGGGCAGGGACAAAAGAACTGAAGCTTGAAGAGTCTGTAGGACTGCTAGGTCTTACAGGTACTCCTTGGGGCCAATTTCTAAATGAATCTTGTTGCATTAATAATATATCTGCCTTGTTCTAGGAGCAAATGTTGCTCTTCCTTGAGATCCGTAATATCTTCTTTCATCAGGCGTTAACCTAGCGTATCTTTCGGTAAACGGATCTGTTGCTAAATATTCTCTAAATGTAGTTGTAGGAATCTCTCCTTGCCTTGCTTGACCTCCAAGTTCTGCTAAATAATCATTGTAAACATCTTGGAAGCTTTGTTGAAAGAATCTTCTTTTTGTAGGAGTCTGACCTCTCATAGCACCCCCTCGTGCTGCAGACTCTGCTTCTATTAATCCACCTCTAGTAAACGCTTCTCCTGTTGGCGAACTTAAATAAGTAGCCAAAGGATTTTGTTCTAAAAATGTTTTTCCAATTTCCTGTTGCCATGAAGGTGACAAGAAATCTCCAAAAGCACTGCTGTTACTTTTAGGTCTTCTTTGCTCAGCAGTAAATCTGTCTGACAAACCTGTTGGTTGAAAATATCTGTCTGAAAAAGTATATGCTGTCATTACAGTGATGGCCCTCCTCCTGCTCCCAACGGTGGTAGTTGCATTATGCCTTGCTGCATTTGAGGCAATCTACCTGGAGTTGCACCCATAGGTATAGCCATTTCATCTATTGCAAATTCAGGTGTTCTAGGGGTTTTATTTCTGTCTCTGAGGAACATATTAAAAGTATACTTTTTAGGATCTATGCCTCTTTGGGTTAAAAAGTTTCTGTAAGCTGCGTTTAATTCGTTTCCAAATCCTAGCGGGTTAGTAGCTTTTGGAACAGGGTCATATCCACCAAGTCCTGTATCTAATGTTCCGGGTATTTCTCCACCAAATGCAGGTGACGACATTAAGTTTGCAGGTGGGGAATAAGGAAATTGTCGAGCAAACATCTCGCTAGGACTAAGGTTCCAGTTAGCCATTCCTTCATTTATCATTTCTCCTGCGGGTGGCGAGGTAGAAGCTAATTGTCTTTCACCTAGCATTTCTCCACCTACCGGAGGCAATGTTGAAGGGGTCATTCCTAAATCTGCCATTAATGGATCTGTAACTCCTTGTTCTACGTAATATCCTGTAGGACTAATAGGTTGACTGTATACAGGTTGATTGTACCCATAATTTATAGCATCCATGTCTTGCAAGTCTGGATTCAAATCTTGTTCTGTAAGCATTCTTTCGCCCATCATTTCACCTGCTGGTCCCATAGCCAAAGGGCTAAGTGAAGGAGTCATTCCTAAATCATCTAATAATGGATTTACATTTCCTACTCCCGGAGGAACATATTGCATGTCACCTTGTATTTGTCCTGAGTACTCATTCTGTCTGTCAGCCATTCTTTCACCTAGCATTTCTCCACCAACTACAGGTGCTAACATTGGATTCAAAGTAGTAGTTGCCATAGGATCATCTACAGGAGGCGTTCCTATTGGAGGTGTTCCTATTGGAGATGTTCCTATTGGAGGAAGTCCCCCCATATCATCTAATGCCATGTTAGCAATGTTTGGTATTTCTCCCGCAACATTTTGTGGTGCAGGTGCAGGTGCAGGTGCAGGTGTAGGTGTAGGTGCAGGTGTTGGGGTAGGTGCTGGTGCAGGGGTAGTCATATCTTTTACTACTCTAGGATCTGTAGGTGGAGTCATATCTGTTCTTACACCGGGTTTTTCCCCTTGTTGTAGTTGTTGCACTACTGCAGGGTCTGCTTTATTTGGGGTAACCTTAGCTATTTCTTTTTCGGTACTATCAGCTGTTAGGGTTTTATCCACTTCTGGAACACCATCTCCAGCTATGTTTTTTGCTGCGTTTGTGACAACAGCATTTGCTTCGTTTTGATCTAAGGTTTCTCCTGTAGAAGAAACAAAGTTTGTCATAATTGCTGTTGGCATATAATTTGCAAATGCATTTTTATAAAATCCGGGTTGTGATAAAGCAATTGGATTAGTAGATAGTGTGCTGTAATACTGATCTGACAATGCTCCTTTAATTGCATCTCCAACAACACCGGGATAAGCTCTGTCTGCCAAAGCACTTCTTAAATTAAATTCTGCAGCAGGGTCTTTTAAAAATTCCTGATACAACAATCTTTCTTCAGTTGTTGAATTAGTTCCTGCTAAAAATCCTTGCATGTCAGAAGAAGCTTTTGTTTTTGCACTTTCTAAAAGGCTTAATCCTTGTTGTATATTTTGAGTTATAGCGTTTGGATCTTGTGACAAAAACGCTCTAAATGACAAAGCATCATTAACTGTTGAAGGATCATTTGGCATTGCCATTCTTGGAGCTAGTCCTGCTACTGATAAAAATTCATACACTCCGTTTTCTTGAGCCAAAGGTGATAACATTTGCCTGTAAGTTTGTTGTGCAAAAGGACTAAATGCTCCTGCTAAAGTTGAAGGCATTCCTGCTGCTATTTGTCTTGGGGACAATGCTGCATACGCTGCTTCTGCTCCTTGTATATTTCCAAAAGGATTAGTCGCACCTACAACTCCCAATTCTGCTTGTGCTGCAGTAGGGGCTGGTGCTACGCTCATAGGGTTTGCTCCTGCTGCTAACGCTACTCTTCTTTTATCTTCTTGAGCTTGTTTTTGCTCTGCTGACAAGTCTTCTCTTTCTTTAGTTAAATCACCGGTAGGGGAAGTAGGGGTAGTAGGGGTAGTAGGGGTAGTAGGGGTAGTGTCTGGAGTTGGTTTTGTTAATCGGTCAGGATATGCCTGCTTTGCTACTTTTGCTTTCATAGTTTCAAGCCCATCTAATATTCCTGTTCCATTAAAAACTGTCTCTCTAATAAGAGTCCCTTTTGTTTTTGCAGCAGGTTCAATAGTATTTTTTAACTCATCTTCAGTAAAATTGTTAACATTAATTCCCGCATAATTTGCCTGACGTATTATAGCTAAAGCCATTTGAATAGCTTTTTCGGCTTCGTCAAAACTTAACCTTTCTTGTTTTCTGTCGCCAATACCACCACGAGAAAAACTTCCTGCCAACGAACGTACACGATCTTGTTCAAACTTGGTTGGTTTAGTACCTGATCCGTATGTTTGCTGGTTGTAACTTTGGTCATAATCGCCAATAAGATACCCTAAGTCAGCCGTTTTTCCTGCAAAATCTCTGTTTAAAATTGTTATTAATTCTTTATACGTCATTATATCCCTCCTGTGGGAGCAGGGCCTTGTGCCCTTAATAATTCTAACTGCTCAGGAGAAAGTGCTCCGGGTCTAGGTTGACCGGGGGGAACATTAGGTCCTCCTTGAGGAGTAGGTACGGGAGGTGGTACTCCCATCATTGCATTAGGCATAGCTCTTGGATCTACTGTAGGGCCTGCTCCTCCTGTCCCCATAGCCATACCGGGTAATCCCTGTTGTTGCTGTGGAGGTTGTTGAGGTTGCATAGCCTGTTGAGCAGCCATGATTGACTCCTGCCTCTTTGCTAATTTTTCATTTAATATTGTAACTAATTCTCCAAAATAAAATTGAGCAAGATCTGGTCTTCCTCTTTCTTCTGCTGCAGACAGTAAAGTCCACAACGCTGCTTCAGGCAAAACTCTTTCTGCCTGTTGCTCTCTGATTGCATCTTCCATGTCATCAGTATCTTGTAGCCCTAGGATTTTGTCTCTGATATAAACGTCAGGTAACAATGGGCTTTCGCCTTCTCTTGCTATCTGAGCCATACTCATCTTAGACATGTCATCCTGTGGTAGTTGCCCTACAAATGTAATAATAATATCTCCTGTGTTTTTGATGTCTGCAGGAGTTATTTCTTCTTTAAAGTAAGATCTGTTCATATCTTGTCCAGATAATTCCATAGTATCAAAGGCTTCTGTTAAATATTGATCATTAAGTAGCATACAAATAGAAGTGTATGCAGATTGCAATGCATCTATTCTTGGTTGCAGTACGCTGTCTATTCCTTGCCTAAGTGTATTAATTGCAAACCCTGACAACTGAAATTGCAGATCTCCAAATATTGAGTGTGGGACGGACCCTCTCTGCATTTCGCCAGACACTAGTCCCATAAAAGAGCCTGTCTCTTTGGCTATCTCCATTAAACCTAACGGTTCTATATCTTCGCCTTGAGCGAGTGAGATTTCTGTGCCTTCTTTATAAGGATCTTCGTCAAGAGTTTTCGTTCCGTCCCGTGATTTAATTTTTAATCCTTGTTTCCTAGCTCTTGATGTCATCTCGAGCATTATTGACATAACATGATTATGATTCTCGTAACTTTCTCTGTTGTGTTTAAATATAGATTCTCCATGATCTTCAATTGTGTCATCAATTGGAACATGGTCATTCAACGCCTGTATCATTGGGGTTGCTCCGACAGGTCCTAGAAAAACAGGGACTCGTGGAGAACCATGAGGCATTGCTTTTTTTGCTACTTTTCCGTTAGACAATACAACCATGTTTACTTCATTGTCATAATAGTCATATACTTCTAACCAGTCTTCGTAATTATCATTACGGGTAAGTTTAATATTGTATTCAGATTCTATTTGTTCTTTAGATTTTTTTACTTTATAGCATGCCCACATAAGACCTTCTGCTCCTACTCCCCAATATGTATGCATTGGATCCCAAGGAGTTATATCAATAAAACTTTTTTCATCTTTGTCTTTCATAATTAAAGCTCTGCCTGCATACCAGCCTCTAAGAGTTATAAACCAAGACATCTGAGCTTTTAATGAAGGTTTCATTTGTTTAGTTAATCTTTCGTCTGCGTGTCTTAACGCACCTAAGAAAAATCTTTCTTTCTTGTTATTATTTTCTCTTCTTTCTCTGTCTTCTGTTAAGTTAGGAATTCTTGCTACCATCTCAGAAGAACTTAAAAAAGATATTATTTTATCTGCATAAGTTGAAGGTTCGTTGGATGTGTATGAGTGAAATCCGTCACCTGCGTCGTAAGGATCTAGTCTATAAAGGGAATAATCTGCTTCCATCCTAGACCTTAAAGGTTCTGTGGAATCATAATGCCCTTCTACTTTGTTAATTATATCTTCAGCTTTTAATTTTCGTGCCATTACGCCCACCTTTTAACACGAATAGTGTTTCTATTTTCAATATGGCTGTAGCCAAAACGGTTAATCAAGCCATAAATTAATGCTTTAATACCGTGATTATACTTATCTTCAGGCTGATTGCCAACTATATTTCCGTCTCTATCCGTTTTCCATTTATAAACTTTAGTTTGTCCGTCAAAAGGATTTGGTGCTGAACCAAACTCTGACAGTACCCCTTTACATTTAGGGTTAATTATTAGCTTAGGTCTGTGATATTTAGGGTCAATTTTAAGCATAGACTTTAATCTTTCAGTTCCGTCGTTAATTTTTACTTTTTCTGAATCCATGTACAAACCTGCTTTGTCTAACCACACTTCTGCTGGAGCAGACATGGCTTGATGTTGATACCCTGCAACGTCAATAACACCAAACTGAACATCTTTCCACCACGGTCTGTCCATTGCCATGTCTACAATTTCTTCTGTAATAAGGCTTTTTTCATATATTTCATCAACGACGCACACTTGTTCGTTAAGAATTTGTACAACTTCAACGGCATAGCCACCCGCATATCCGGGGTCAATCCATAAGTGGACAGGTTCCTCAGGTACATATTCAATGTCTCGTATGTGGTAGTCTGCCCTAAACTCCGGGAATACGAGCCCGCGTGGAGGACTAGGGATTCCCATAATTCTTTCTTTGAAGAAGTCGTCCGATGCATCTTCCTGTAATCTTTGTATTTCTGGGTCATCTTCGCCTCCTGGGTATAAATAATGATTTGTAAAAGAGGGTAGGGAATAAGACTGTTCTGTCTCATTACCATGTTGCCATGCTAAAAACATTTGTGGGTACCATCCTAGTGAGCCTTCAAAAGTACCTGCCAGAAACATCCAAGCTTTTTTAGGGGCACATCTACCTCTAATTCTGTAGAATGTTTCAAGATCTAACTGTGATGCCTCGCATCCAATGATCCCATTAGGTGCTCTCATAGCAAGAGTTCTAGGGTCTTTTGCCGATTTTGTCTCTATAACAGTGCCATCTGCTAGTTCAATTCGCCCCGGATCTACTCTTTTAGAGGCTTTTTTTAGTACTCCTAAGGCAGCAAAGTCTTCAACTAGGTATTCAAACTCTGCTCTTGTGCGTTCGTAGTCTGCTGCGACCAGCCAATATAAACCAGGTCCCTCCAATTCGGGCCATTTAGATAGTAAAAACTTACTAGCTATCATACTTTTACCTGCTTGTTCACCACCAGCTACTAAAACAAACCTTTTATCTGTATAAAGTATAGGTTTTTGTGCGTCTGTAGCTGCAAAACCTACTTTATCAAACAAAAAATCCGTAGCCATAGAGGATCCGGTAGTCATTTTCCTATACCTTTATCTTTTAATATTTCGTTTGCCTCTTCAATCGCTTGTTGAGAGACAGATTTTTTCTTTTTTTCTCTTTTTTTTGGTGCTTTTTTACTTAAACCTTTGATTTCATCTATCAATTGTAGGGCAGTAGTGTCCTGTTTTATGTGTTCCTGATACTTTTCAGGCTTTGCACCCTTTAAAAGAAAGATTAAAAGAGCAGGATTAGACTTATAATCTTGTTCTTTCATCTGTTTTTTTATCAAATTAAACGCATCACCCTCTAATTTGTCGCCAAACATAGACATAGATTCTAACATTTTGTTTCTAAACCATTCATATTTTTCTTTATAATTATAAACAGTTCCATTTCCTAGTTTGGCTGCCCTAGCTGATACATTTATATTTCCTGTTTTAGAAAGGCTATCAAAAAATATCTCTATCCTTTGCCTATTCTTATGGTTTTCTAGTGTTTCTTCCATGTATTCTTGCAAAATATAAATAATATGTGTATTATATTACTACAAATTTGCTATTAAGCAAAACATCAGACCTCCATTGCGTATGTCTGATCTACCAAAAACTGCGTGATGTATTCCTCGAAAAACGTAGCGGGGCAAGACGAAGATTGCAAAACAATGGCTACAGAATACACAACTAGTTGTCAAATCTGATCACGTTACACTGGGAAAAGGGTAACAAGAAAGCTCAATCAGAAGGGGGAATCGTCCTGAAACTACCTAATTTCCTCCCAAACTCCTCTAACGGGGGGTAGGGGGGGCTATGAAACCAATACGATTTAGGGTAAAATACTATCGAGGGTTTGTTAATTCCTTACTTGTTTTTGATAAAGTCTGATGTTTAGCAAATCCAACCATAGCAAACCCTCATCCCCCAAACACACATGTACCAGAGATTAAAACAACGATCCCTTTTTGTAAAAAAATTCTGTCAAGGGTAGGTGCCTATATCGACGACGTTATGCTAAAGCATACCCCCGTCGACCGATGTTAACAATATCGCACTATCGTTTGCTAACATCGGTGGGGAATTGGGTGTCGGATCGCAGTAATCGAAATCGGCTATTTGTTTTTTAGTATTACCGATCGTATAATTTTTTATTAATAATACCGATTCTATGTAGTGCCTACCTCAATAATAAAAGTGTCCCCTCGAGGGGACACTATGCAGTAATAGTCATGATTCTTAATAAAATATCATTGAATATAGTGTACTAGAATAACAAAAATGTTATACTTAGGTATAGAAATTTTTATTAGCTAGGCATGAGTGAGGAGCTCAAGCAAAATGAAAAAATTAAAAAATAAAAACACAACACTAGA